AGCCCGTTCCTGTCGAAGAGCAACCACCGCTTGTGATAGAGTCACCTGTAGAGGTACAACCCATTGAGGAACAGCCTCCAATTGAAGAACCTCTTTCGATTGAAGAGCCTCCTGCTTCTGAAGAGAATAATCCTCCAGATAATCCAATCGAGTCAACAAGTCCTGAGACTGCTCCAGAACCAAACGATAATCCCACCGAAGAACCACCAGTTGAACCTCCTGTTGTAATAAATGAACCAGTGGTAAAAGATACACCTAAACCAGAACCATTACCTGAAACACCACCAGCAATTAAAGGTGTTGATTTAGTTCCTAATAGTCCTGAGCAATTACCAGTTGACATCCCAAAACCTGCACCAAAGGAAATATTAGTTCCTCACATTCAGGTAGACGTTGCTGGTATTGAAAATGGTGGCATTCAATTCTTTGGTACCCAATCACAACCTCAAGTAGTTCAAGAAGATGGAACCCTAACACCAGCCGCACCCCCTCCAGGGTCAGGCGAAGAGATACCACCAGAGGCTATAACTACTGAAGATACATTCATTGGTCAAGTAGGTGGTACCACATTCAACGCACCTGATATTGCGGTGCCTGTTGAATTAGTCCCAGTAGAAATTCCTGCAGCCCTTGATGCAATTCCAGGAGCAGGAGAAGCAGTACAGGCTATCAATGAAGCCTATGTTGCAATTGCAAATATCGGTAACGATATGTCCCCTATCACCCGTAAAAAAGCAAAGAAGATACTTGTAATCACCGCCTTACTAGGGCAAGTATCAGCATTTAGAAGGAGAATGTAATGAAACTTATTAGAGAAATAATGTCAGATTTAGCCCAACAAATATGGACCTTCGTAGGTTTATTCTCAGCCTGGTTAGTATTAACTGGCTCAGCAAAAACTGTAGTCGGTTATGCAATTATGATATCTACATTTATGTGGGTAACTACATTTAAATTACGTAACCCCAAGGGTAAAGATGGTAAGTAACATATGGAACATACTTGCACGGATAATTGCAGTCTTTGCGGCATCAGGTCTATCAGTGATAGGTGCGGGTGCAGTTGTGGGAATCTCAACAACGAAAGCAGTGATTCTTGCAGGGACTCTGGGTGTTGCAACTGTTGTTGAACGTTTAGCCAGAGGCTTTTTAGACGATGGTAAACTTACTGTGTCAGAAATCAACGAAGCCTTTAAAAAAGTAGATAAGAGAAACGATGACTGAGAAAAGCGCAAATGGGTGGACAGCAAGTAAAGACCCAAATGAAATTCATATCAAGCAATTCCTTGTAGCAGGAACAAATATAAAACTACGATGTAATCAAGTATGTGGTCCTATCCTGGCTGCTTTTGCAGCAGAGTTCCACGAAAAGGTAGAACCTATTGATGAAGGTACCCTTGACGATTGGGGATACGCATACCGTCCCATCAGGGGGCAAACAGAGAACCTTTCCAACCATAGTTCGGGGTCTGCGATTGATATTAATGCTGCCGACCATCCGCTTGCAAAAGAGAATACTTTCAAACCTGAACAGGTTAAAGTAATTCAAGAACTTATTAAGAAATATCATTTGGTTTGGGGAGGAAATTACAAGCACCGCAAGGATGATATGCATTTTGAAATCAATGGGACACCTGAAGAAGTCAGGGCTTTGGCAACAAAGTTAGGACTTAAGTAGGAAATGATGGACGAAGAGTTCCACGAATCACACCCTTACATCTGTGAGTCGTGTGGTACTGTTGGAGCAAACCTATACAGAGGTTGGCTGTTCCTTTGCCTACCTTGTATGGAAAAACGAGAGGAATAATAAATGGCACAGTTCAAACAAGTAGCACTATCTTGGTTCCGCGCTGCTGCGGCAGCAGTAGTTGCGCTGTATATGACAGGTAACACTGACCCTAAGCAGTTGGCATCAGCAGCACTTGCTGGTATCGCAGGACCAGTACTTAAGTACCTAGATGTATCAGCAACAGAGTTTGGAAGAGGCTCAAAGTAGCCCTTTAAAGGGGTCTAGAAGCCCCGTAGAACAACGAAACCCCCCGACTTGGTAGAGATACCAGGAAGGGGGGTCTTTTGTTGTTTATTCTTGGCGTGTCGCGGACTGGTGTTTTAGGATTGTCTGTGTATAATTGAATATATATATATATGATATATTAGATACGTTGGGCACGGGGTGGTTGAAGTGCCCGATATATTATACATATAAACAATAGAATTACATAGTCCTCTTGTGTTAGAGTACTCTCCTGTCCTCCGCAGGGGGGCTATGTAACAATGTTTGATGGGAGATTAAATGATAAAACTTGATAATTATGAACTACCTGCTCACGTATCTTATTCAGCCTTTACTACATATCTAACCTGTGGGTATCAATATTACTTAGGTAGATTACTTAAACTAGAAGAAGAACCATCCATCTGGTCTGCTGGAGGCAGGGCTTTCCATCACGCTGCAGAATTGTGGGACTTAGAAAATGAGTAATGAATTCTGGGATAAGGCTTGGGTTAAAGAAACTGAAGGATTAGATTTTGCCACTGCTCGCAGGGCAGGGCGTGTCACAATCGCCAATCCAAATAAAGAAGATGCTGCGTGGTGGAATGAAAAAGGTTCCTTATGGACAGACCAATATATCCAATGGCGTAAGGCTAATTCTAACTGGAAAATATGGCGCACCAATGAAGGTGCCAGAGCCATTGAACTAGAACTCAATCCCATCATTGCTGACGTGCCAGTGAAGATGGTGATTGATAGAATTTTTGAGGTTAACGGACAACTTGTGATTGTCGACCTTAAGACTTCTTCTCGCAGACCTACATCTGATTTACAACTTGGCTTTTACAAAGTTGGAGTTGAGATGATGTTAGGTGTTACCGTCAATCAAGGAAACTACTGGATGTCCAGAGAATCTGGGACAGGCGAAATGATTGACCTAAGTAGATATACCTTAGACACGCTTGAGTATTTCGTGTCTGGCTTTGATAAGGCTCGCAAGGCTGGTATATTTCTTCCTAACCTATCCAGTTGCAGTTTCTGTGGACTCACAGAACACTGCCAATTCACAAAGGAAAAATAAATGGCATCAGAAGACTATAAATTACAAGTATCTATCCGTACTGATAAGGCATCAAATGCAGATATGATTAACATACGCGCTAATTCCGCAGAAGAACTTAGCGTATTGCTTGAAGGTGTTGCAGACTTTGCACATCAGATTGCTGCTACCGCAAAGGCGGTATCTGGAGCGTATGTTGTACTCCCTTTAGCGACATCTACTTCAACAGTAGACACCGTGCAACAAGTGTTCTCCGTTTCAGACCAGGCAAGGCTAGCGTCCCCTACTTGTATTCACGGGGCACGCCAACACCGAAGTGGAATCAGCAAAAAGAATGGTCAGCCGTACGCAATGTGGGTTTGCCCAGAACCAATGGGCGCAACTCAATGTAAACCAAGTAATGGCTAAATAGCGTTGGCGAGAGAGTTGTTGGTCATTGGGGAAGATGGCTAATAACTCTCTTGTCTTCTTAAGACAGGAGTTTTAATGAGAACCCTCACCCGTAGTATTGGCAGAGCAGACATTGGTGGAGAACCATTGCCCTCTGTGTTTAAATCTTTAGAAAGTAACAAGATTATATTTCGTAGAGCAGAAGTATCTATGCTCGCAGGAACTCCAGGTGTTGGTAAATCCACACTGGCTTTAGCATTAGCACTTAAGATGAAAGTTCCAACCCTTTACATATCAGCAGATACCAACGCCCACACTATGGCTATGCGTCTAGCATCAATGATTTCAGGTAAGAACCAAACCGATGTTGAGGAATTACTTCAATCAGATATTGGCTGGACTAAAGCAACCATTTCAAAGAGCAGTCATATAGTCTGGTCATTTGAATCTAGTCCTAGCCTTCAAGATATTGATGAGGAAGTTCAAGCCTTTGAAGAACTGTGGGGTTGTCCTCCCGTTGCTATCTTTGTAGATAACTTAATGGATATTGCTACCGATGGTGGCGAAGAGTTCTCTTCGATGAGGGCTATTATGAAAGAGTTAAAGTTTTTAGCACGTGCCACCAATGCTGCAGTTCTTGTTTTGCACCACACCAGCGAGGGCGTGATGGGCACACCTTGTCAGCCACGCTCTGCATTACAGGGCAAGGTCGCGCAATTACCAGCACTTATATGTACACTAGGTGTTGTGGGAACAGCAATGGCGGTAGCGCCAGTAAAGAACAGATACGGCAGGGCAGATGCCAATGCTAATTTATTAGCGTGGTTGGCTTTCAATCCTGAGTATATGTTTATGGACGACATTCCAGAGAACGCTTAAGGAGATAAGATGGAAGACGAATACGCACAATATGTAGCCACAATGTTGGCTAATAAAGATTATGCAGAACACTTAACTAAATGTATTCAAAAGATTGTTGATGCTAAACCACCAGCAAAAGATGACTACACTTCAGGTATATCAGATGGACTTGACTGGGCAGTACGCATTTTAGTTAAAGATAAAAGTGCCTATTAGTGACTAATGTTAAGTACAACAAGGTCAAGGGAGCCACCTTTGAAATTGATGTGGTGAAATGGTTACGCAAGATGGGTGTAATAGCAGAGCGATTAACCAAGTCTGGGTCAAAAGACCAAGGCGACATTATGGCTATAGTCGCAGGTCAGACCTACATTCTAGAGTTAAAGAATCGCAAAGCATTAGACTTGCCGACCTTTTGGAAAGAAGCAAAGGTTGAAGCAGCCAACTATGCTAAGGCTAGAGAGTTAGAGTTGACTCCACTTGCTTATGTAATAGTTAAGCGGCGTAATGCTGGCATAGAACAAGCGTGGGTAATTCAAGACTTAGACCAATGGCTGAAGGAAAGAAATGACCAATGACCTACCGAGTATCAAAGACATTCTCCTA